GCGAAAACAAACTTCATATTGAAGCCCCCGCGGTCCCAAAAGTCGAGCGCTCTTGCCGACAACTCAACCACGGTGTCGGTGATGAACCCATCACCCTGTGCCAAATCACTCGCTTTCTTAGTGCCCTCTCTCAATTGCTTCCGGTCATCATCAGACACGGAAATGATACGTGGGGCTGTTTGGATGCCTGAGTCGTCGCCCTCCATGGCTCCGAAAAACCAACGATCTTGCCCGGCGACGTCCTTCCCGCACCTCACGTCGGGGTTCATAAACCTCTCAGGCTCCTCAAACACCGAACAAAGCCACATCACCAAGTTGATCCAATAATTGAGCACTGATGTGCCTCGGTGACCAGACCGGCGAATGGCCAATATCTCCTTCTTGAGCACCTCCGTGTGCTTCCTGAAAAACAGCTTGTACTTCTTAGCACCATTGACGGCCTCATGGGCTCTGACCCAGCTAACCGGGACCAACCCCATCTCAGCTATTATGGCGCCAATGTGCTTGAGAACAACATTCTCGATAAGATTACGCACTGTCTCATTGCACGTGGTATCCCAGGCTGACCCGTCCCCCTCGACAAAGCAATAACCCTGCTTCTGCCGCTTGACAGGCACCTTCATCTGCCCAAGGAGTCTCTCGATCGCCTTCCTCTTGCCGGCGTGCTTGATGCTGTGGTCCTCCATGGTCTCAAACAGCAACTCTTCGAAACACTTAATGGATGCGAGTGCCATGACCTGTCCCGAATCCCCATCAGCAATGAGGAAACGTGGTGCTTTATTCTCGGGCATATCCTCCGCCTTGATGGCGGTCTTCAACTTAAACTTCGGGTCCAACTGGCTCAAGAGCTGCTCGATCGTACCAACGATACGCTCCTCACTCCATTTCTTGGATCTCCACTCCTTAATGTCGAAATGCTTCTTGAACCATTCCTCGACCCTACTCCGCGAGAATATGCCCCTGCCAGATATAACTGACTGCACCACCTTGCCAATCTTCTTACGATCAGCAGTAGTGAAGGTACATGGTTTGGCTTTCAACTCAAGCCGGTTATGAATGGCCGCTTCCACATTGGACTTCGTATTAGAATACACGTTAGGCGGCTTACAACTGGGCCCGGTCAATACCCCAACCCGTGGGGCCCGGTCCCTGGGCAGTGACTTATCAAAATCCTGCCCCAACACCACATGAACCTTCTCCGAGCCCAAAGGGACGGTTACATAGCGGCCATGAGGTTCTTGTAACACCAGGTCTTCCGCTTCTTCAGACCTGGCCGCGACGGTGGATTGTTCCTGTGGGCGCATGATTTTCTCCGGGTTCCCGGAGGGCTTCGACTCTTTTCCAGGGTCATCTTTGTTCTCATTTGGCTTGTCATCGACCGTGGATCCGGGGGGATCATTCTTGTCCGCAGAGCCTTTGTCTTGCGTGTCAGACTTCCCCCCCCGTTTGTCACCCTGATTGTCCTGTTGTGCTCCGTCACTAGCCCCTACCACCCTGCGGGTGCTGGGGTAAAACCTGGTAACCAGGCTGTCTATGTGAACGGGCTTATTGTTGGACCACCAGCCCAACCTTGGACGTGTTGCTCCGCCAAGCACGCATCTTATGACCATGTCGGGAGCTAGAAACTTCAGCCCGACGTGCTCAACACTGCCTGATCGCCAAAGGCTGTTAGCCTCAATGTTGACGGCGGCTTGCAGAACCTTGAGCTTGGCCTCGGCCATCACGTGCTGTTTGGCGACGTCCATGAGCCGGGAAAATTCCTTCTCAGTCAAGGTGATCTTAGTCGTAGCCACCCCCCCAGCCCCGCAGCACCGCAATATTATCGGTCCGGCGCACGTGGCATTGGAGGGCTCATGCGTCACCAACTCCCAGGCCCCGTCACGCTCGTAGGCGGCGCGGCGGCAATCCTTGTGGAGTTTGTGAGCCCATAAGGGCGAGGGTGTCAATGCTGCAAGCATTGACGGTACCGTATAT